CTGGACGCCATCAGACCAGTACAGCATCCCGTACTGGTTGTTGGTGATAGGGGAGCGCATGACGTCTGTGCGGTTCAGGAACTCGAGCCAGTGCTCGGTCTCGACACTGGAGTTGCCGTACCGGTAGATCGTCTTGGGAGCTGACTTGGTCAGCGCCTTGAGAGCGGTTGTGCCGTTGAGAGGCGCAAGCGCACCGCTAAGTAGCTTTACGTTGTTTGCCGTCTGGGCCGCACCCTGGTCGAGCAAGACCGGGTCGGTTGAGGGATTAAGGCCGTCGAAGGCGCTAATGACTGCGGTCGGCATCAGCTCACCACAAAACTTTCCGCGCCCAGTAGTTGGCGCTGAACGGGTCGTTCTTGGTCAGCTCACCGCTCTTGTTGCGGATGCCGCCAGATCGAGCCAGGTAGTTCTTACGGCGACCATCGTCCTTGTGCTGGGTGTAGTCCTCCATGCCACGCAGGCCGAAGCGAACCAGCTTGACCTCGTCGCCCTTCTTGGCGAGGACCATCTTCTTTTCCTTGGCCCCGGAAGGAGCGTTCTTGGGCTTGTTGAAGCCGTCGAACTCGTGGCCTCGGTAGACCAGCTTGCCGCCTTCACGCTTGACGTTGGATGCTTTCATGGTGTCCTCGCTTGACCGGAATTATCCGTGGGAGGCTGACAGAACCTGCATCGCCTCCTGGGTGTGCTTGATCCGGTCGGCCAGGCCGATCTCGCCGCCGTTGATGCGCCTAGTCAGGGCCTTCCAGTCACCGGAGTCAGCGATCTGGTTGCAGCCCTTGGTTGACCAGAACCAACCGGCGCTCTGTGCGGCGTACTCAGGTGTGCGCACGAGGTCAGGCTTCATCACGAAGTCCACGCCCATCGCTTTACTGAAGTGATAGAAGTTGTCGTGGCCGGTGAGCTGCACCCAGCCGGAGCCTCGGAAGCGCCAGCCGTCGTCTGACGCCTCATCTCGGTTGCCCATCCGGTTGGCGTACACCTTGTTGGCAATCTTGCGCGGGTTGCGGTGGTATGGCTGGGCCAGCTCGATCGAAGGAAAGCGCTTAGGCCAGATCTTCATCAGGCGGTCGGCGGCGTAGTTCAGGTTCTCCTCGAGCACCTTGAAGTTTCCAGACTCGTGTCCGCACTGGCCGATGAAAGCGGCTTGCTGGCGCATGGTGGTGATACCCCACCTATCGAAGGTGCCGTTTAAGGCTTGGGCGAGCTCTGGATTGATCTTCAGCTTCTGGAGCTGTTCAGTGGTTACTGCCATTGAGCTGCTCCCTTACTGAGTTGTAGGCGTCGATGCACGCGTTGAGCTGGTTGATTGCCCGGTCGCCGTCGGCGACGATTTGGGCGATGGCGAGGAGGGTTGCTCGCTCGGCATCAGGACCTGGGTCAGCCTGTCGGTCAGATTGGCTGGCTGTTTCGAGATTGACGGCGGCAGGGGCGGGACTTGCGGGGGCTTGTACGCAACTGGGGGCGGGGAGGCGCACCCGGCCAGTACGGATAGCGCGATCAAGGGCGGAAGACTTTTGATCGAGAGCATGGTTGACCTCTTCAAGTTTTGTGGCGTGGGTGTTGATCTGATCGCTTAGGCGCTGTTCTGTCTGCCGAGCCTCTTCATTCTTTCTGGCGATCTCGGCTTGCATCTCAACGTCGCGTTTGGTCCAGCCCTCATCGAAGCCGAACCGGTAGATGCCGAAGATCACCAAGAGGGTGATCAGGACGGCGATGCCAAGTCTTTGAATGCTCATGCCTCACTCCTGGCAGCAGCGCGCTCCTGCGCAATCTCCTCAGCCTCCGGCGGGATATGGCTAGCCGGTGTGGCGGGCGGGGGAGGCGGCACCCAGGACTCGTCGAGCTCGGGGTTCTGGTAGCCCATCCAGTTCCAGTCAGGAGTTACCGGATGGGCTGGCGGCTTTGGGGGCTCACCCCCCGCTGCCGGAGCTGGCGCTGGCGGTGTCGGTGTTGGCGCGATGGCCTTGGCGATTGCGCCAGTGGCACGCTTAGACATGACGCCACCGATCCCGCCGACGATGAGCAGGACGATGTCGTTAAGCATCTTGGTGTACGCCTGGTCGATGGGTGCCATCGACTTAATCGGCTGGGTGACGAACGTCACCGAGTACAGCATGGAGACTACGATGAAGCAGAGGATCAAGGTCACCGTGATGACAACAAAGCCCCAGATTCGGACTTCAATGTCGTCAGCGGTTAGGTGCTGCTTCGGATGCGGGTTGAGTATTTTGAACGGCATTGATTTGCTTCTCCAGAATTGGCGCGACTAAGTACTCGGGACACATCTGCGTGAACAGACACTTCGGCTTCTGACACTCTGCCTTGGCGAAGTTGTCGGGGTTCTGGCAGAAATACCGGTACCTGTCTTCACAACCTGTTAACAGCAAGATCATCAATATTGCGGCGAGCTTCATTGTTTCATCCCATACATCACGAGGTAGACGCCGAAGCCCACGAGAACGAAGATGACAACGATGCCGCCGACAACAATCAAAATCTCGAAGAGTTCTTCCTGTTCCTGCTTAGCCCGAAGCGCCCGGTCACGAGCGAGTTGCGCATCAATCTTGTCCTGCTTATCCATCTCGGCCACGCGGACCATGATGGAGTTCCACACGTCCATGTTATTTGGGAAGAACAGTCCTTTGACCTGCTCCTCAAAGTCGCGCTGGGCCTTGAGGTCGAGCTCGATCTGAACGGCTTGCCCCATGTTGGAGCCGCCCTTCTTTTTGGCGACCTTCAGCGCTTTGGTGACTTCGTGCTTTTGCTCGAAGTATCTGCCCAGCAGAGGCCCGAGGCTTCGTACGTCGTCCGCAGTCTTGGACGCCTCCTTGATCATGGACACCGTCTTTTGTACGGCGGCCATAGCTGCAAGGGCCATCGTGATCGGCTCCATGCTGCGCTCCTTACTTCACACGGAAGTTCTGCCAAGTAATGCCAATGGCAGTGATGGCGCCTCCAACCCATAGGATGGGTTTTGCCAGCCTGCCTAGCCACTCGAGCACGGTGAATGCGCCTTGAGCAGCACTAAACGCTGCAACGACGTTCTCGGTTGCTCTGTCAATCTTGTCGACCTTATGCTCAACGGCTAAAAGCCGGTCGTAGATTTCTCGGTGTGATACATCAATCTCGTCCATAGGTAATGCTCTTGGTGTGTTCAGGGGGACCGGTTGCTGGAATGAAATGTTGCTGGCATTGACAACCCCATTTGGAAACATTTTAGGTGGCGGTCATGAATGACCGTGGCTCGTGATGGCAATACGACGGCCCGGCGAGCTTGGGTTGCTTAGGGTGTCGCCGCGCACAGCCCCGGCAACTCTTACGGGGTTTACTCCGTTCGGGATCATTGCTGGGTCAAGAATCTCTGACTGATCAGCCGTGCGGAGTGCGTGAATGCAGTAGGCAACCGTTCCGTCTTCAAGCGCTTCAAGCTCATGAACATGATCTTTATGGATGTAGATCATGTGCGGCGCCGCGAAGAGCGAGACCTGGCCGCTGACAGTTACCTTGAGCCTGCCTTTGGCAAGCAGCGTCCAGTGATCAAACTGGTGAACGTGCCCAACCTCAAT